TCATCGTTGCTGGATTACCCATTGTCATTGATTGGGGTTGTGAATAGGAAGGATTACTGTCACCGCCAAAACCTTTTGGAAACGGTGTAGCTGTAGCCGTGAAAGGTCCATAGTCAAAAGTTTCTGCTCCTATGAAATCTTTCATTTTTGATTTTTTTGGTTGTGGCCCTTGCTTTGGACCAACTGTTACATCCTTTGCAACTTCCGCTGCTGTGTTACCACCCATGCCTATTTCCCCTTGAAGTATCTCGCATAAACAAAATAATCTCGCCCTTCTGGACCATAATGTTTCAATAAACCTTCCTGATTAAATAACATTTTCTCAATCCATTTGGTAGCCTGAACGTTTTCAGAACAGACATGACATTGTAAGCGAACAAGTTGTAAACATTCAGCGATAAAAGGGAATAATCGCTTGGCAGAACGATGAAAAATGAATTTATCCCTACCGATAAACTTATTTACAAGCATCCAAATCTCAGCGTTGCCTTTCCATATTGGTTGAATACCAAAAGCAAGGATACAATGATTGCGATGAAAGCATGAAAAGGACAAACCATCTGTTACCATGAAGTCTAAATTGGCAGAAAGGACAGCTTCATCAAGGGGTCGATACTCCATCAGGCTTAGATGATAGGGGTCAAACGGTAGTAATCTGGTAAATATACCGTCAATCTGCATGGTTTTTTCTAAATCTCTAGGCAAAAACATCGAAATCAATATTGGCTTGTATTGGTTTTCTAAATTGTGGGCTTGTACCTCTGGTCATTCTACGATGTTCACCACCGCCAAGTAGACAATAACCTGCTGCATCACCAATATGGGAATGCTCATTTTTGTTTGGGGTATCTTTATACCGTTCCTGACCTGCTCCAATCGCTATTCTTCGGAAATGATAGCCACCAGAAAGGGATTTTCTAAGCCTGACACAATTACGATCGACCAATAACCCTGGTTTTCCCTCAATCAAACGCCCCATTGGGGCAGCTAATGCTTCTCTTCGTACCTTGAAATCATTGGTGGCTGTAGGTCGAGCTAGTAAATTATGGGTTTTCAAATGGTCAAAAGCCGTTGTTTCAAAGATTTGATCCCTTTGCTGACCTGCTGGATCGCCCCAAATCTGTATGTCCATCTTGGGAAATCGGTTGTTAATCTCTGATTTTAAAATATGACAAAAGCGTTCAAGACCCATATCAAAGGTCACAATCTCATGAACAATATGCCATCTGCCATTGGGTAACTTCTGTGCAAAAACAGCAGCAGGGGTTAATCCAAAGTCCAAGCCAATCTGAATAGGAATATGTTCTTCAATCGCTAGATCATCGACCATACTATCATCATCGTATTCCGACCAGACAGGTTTACCTTCCTGAACAAACGCATACTTCCCTTCGGCATAACACCTGATCCAATCAAGTTTCTTACCCCCTAGTAACTGCTCGTAATATCCAGAGGGTAAGTTCCCAAGGTTCTCTGCCTTGTTATTCGTTCGCCACCATTTACCAGCCGAAAAAATAAATCCTTTTGCTTCAGGACTTTCAGCAGGTACATCTTTAGGGGATACTTCCGATACGCCCCCTTGCTGTCGGAAAAACCGCCATCTAAATTCACCTTTGGGCGTTTCTTTTTCAGCCAAGTGAAAATACCAATGATCGCTGTCCATAGGGTTTGTATCCAAAATAATCCCTCGCCAAGTTGGTCCACCATCGGCTTTGGAAGGATAACGACCGACACGATGGGTCAAGCCATCAATCACCGCCTTTGGTAATTCCCTTGCTTCATTCACCCAAGCCCCTGTCAATTCTAGGGAAAGAAGCTTCCGAACGTCTTTTGGCTGATCCAATGCTAGAAAAATAACTTCCATATTAATCCCAGCAGCACCTTCTCTAGCAGGTAGTTTGATATGATGGGTAATCGGTGGAGCATAACGAACCGCACCCCATGTATCTTCAGGAAATAATTCTAGCCAAGTCTTTAATGTCGTTGTTTTCAGCATGGGATAAGAGTTTCTTACCACCGCAAACCTTGAATATTTTATCCCATCTCGCTTGGATGGCTTCTGATTGACAGCTCGTTTAAACAATTCCGCACAACAGGCATAAGATTTTCCAGAGCCAACTGGACCTAAAACAGCACGAACAAAAGAATTATCATTCAGAAACTTCCAAATCACAGGGGATGATCTAAAATCAAGTTTAAGAGGGGTCATAGTTTTCTCCTTCTTTGACAATCAATCGATCAGGAATGTAGGGCAGGGTAATACCAAAAGGCTTATCGCTTATTTTCTTTCTCATATCGTTGTAACACCACCTGCAATTATCCGAACAAAACTTCTTTTGAGAATGAGAACAGTTAAAAAAAACACCACAATTCTGACACGCTTTCTTAGTCATCTTTTTATCCCTAATTGATCCAAACAAGTTTTAAATGTATTTGCTTTAAGTATATTTTTTGAAAAATAATGATAACCTTTATACATACCTTCTTCAGTAATTTTTGGTATGTGAAAAAATATTTCATCGATATCTTGAACCACAAAGGCAACCATATCAAAGGCAGTTTTCGGATAAAGAATTTGGCATCTTTTATCTTTGTACCCATTTGATTTTGTTACTCTAAATTCACCGTCATAAGGCCAAATTCTTCTTGCTTTAATTTGAATAGCAACAGTTTTTACTTTATTGTTTTGGGGTATCCTAGCAAGAAGATCGGCAGAAGTTTTCTCATTTATAGGTGTAAAGCAATCCAATTGTTCTTTAAGAAAAAAACAAAGTGTTTTGGCTTCTCCCCAAGCACCAAGATAGTTATCTTTTTTCTTATCATTTTTTTCTTCTTCTACATTTTCTGGTTCAAAACCTTCTAACGTAAACTGCTCATTCATCTTTCTTTTCCTTGAACGTACCTTCACCTGGACCAAGCATCTGAACCTCGACAACAGCAGGTTTATCGGCATTTTTCTCATGATCTAACAAGCCAGCCGACTTTGCTAACGTCTGTAACACCCTAACCTTATCAATCAATTCAACCTCAATGCCCTGACCAGGCAATACCCTAATCTTCTTAATCGCTCTCAAAGCTTCAGGTTTTATATCTTTGGAAGCCTTAATCTCTACATTGCCTTCTTCATCCCAAGACATAATGTCCGTAATGTCAGATGTACCCAAGGATACCAACTCCTGAGCCAATCGATCACGATTATTCATAATCACATTTGACCCTTTGATCCTTCTCGTAATCTGTCGAATACCCTTTATGCCTTGTACTTTGTTCATATATTGATCCCTACGGTCTTATCGTAATCACCCAAACTTTGTTGTTTGTTTTCTTTCTTTCCAAGAAGAATGAGCTGTCCCTGATACGGATCAAGTGCAATCTCCGTCATCTTTCTTTTCTCACCATTCTTTTCGTAATCCCTGTAAATAATCTTACCCTTGATACAAACAGATGAACCTTTTCCCACAAACATCTGAGCAATGCGAACCAACGGTTCAGAACGAATAACCACATTATGCCATGAAGTATGTTCAATTTTCTCTCCGTCTTTCCGCTTGTAACTCTCAGTAGTCGCCATCGAAAACTTCGCAATCTTGCCACCTCTATCAAACTCCTTAACCTCAACGTCCATGCCAACATTGCCGATCAACGTCACTTCATTTAAACTAGCCATTTATTTTCTCCATCATTTTCTTCAGTTCTTCAAATTCCTTGCGTTCTCTATCCGTCAATAAACCCTGACCATGATCAATAATCGTTTCCTTCTCAAAAACAGGTAGTCTTGGTTCATGATCTAATCCAATCAAACCAGCCCAAGGTTCTTTTTCCGTATCTACGATTTCAGCCATCTTATTTCCTTTCTTTGATTTTCTGCCAATCAGGATGATGTTCTGTGCAGTACAAACTCCTTGATTGCCAATGGGTTAATGTTGCGTCCTTACCGCAAAGGCAGCAGACGAAATCTTGGAAAAAGTTTTGTGGGATACCCCTACTATATGACTGACCGTGGGGGGGCGTAAGGTCTTTTTTTCTGTCAGCGTCCGTAGCCATCGTAGAATAATA